GATCTTGTTATGATCTTGTTATGATCTTGTTAAGATCTTGTTATACACGTGGCATGCCGTCTACTGTCATGTCTGAAACTTTTAAGATATTGAAATAACATTCTCCATAAAATTGGTCTGTTAGTTCTGTTCCATTATAATCGACTGCGAATACGGAATCTAGCCAGTGTGGGTTAATTTTTAAACTACTTATATTAAAGGTGTGGAGGAAGTCGTTTGCACGAGCTCTACCTATACTCCAAAAAGAGAGGGGTTCTCCATTTGAGAATTGTCCATGGTTTGTGTCTAAGGCTGTTTTATACTCTGAATATCTGGGCTGCCAACCGAAAGCGGCTGATTTATGTTTATCATTCGCAGCAGCTATATTCGCATCAGTATATTTCCATGAAATATTCTTACACCAAAGTGGCTGCATACCAAGGTCTTCAAATTCAGGAATAAAGAAATCACCTCTTTGTATTTTTTGTACGAAAGGATCTATTTTTGTGGCATCATATTGTACATCGGGTACTACTGAGTATACACACATTAATATACCATGCTCTCTAGCATCGAATTTAATTTGACCATTACCTGATCCGGTTGCCTTACCTGTTGTTCTACCTAAGTATCCACCGAATTTAGTATCTTTTGCACCGGTTACTGTTGTTCCACTTGTTTGTGTGACATCTCCTACTTGCATGTTACTATCAAATCCACCTAAGTAATCACATTTGCCGTCTCTTCCCTCGTCTACTGAAATACCGAAATGTGCTTCGATTTGTTCTTTATAGGTTTTTCCTGCTCTCATTGTGATACTTGCTAACTTATCAAGGGCAAAAGCATTACGAATATCTGCAGTACTAAGTACACCACCACTAGAAAAAGTAGTAGGGTCAATAGCAATACCAGCAGTTCTAGAATCAGTACTTAAAGATAAATCACCTGTAAAGAATTTAGGATTAAAATTATCTACATTAAATAAAGGAGTAGGACGTAAGTTAGTATATATATCCTTACCTGCGTTGCGATAACGAAGAGTAAACCAATCGTAATCCCATGGTTCGTTAGAAACTACGGCTTTCATTTTTCCACTTTGCCCAAAGAAGTCAGCGTTAAAAGATTCTATTTGGAAATCTTCATAAGTTGAGTTTCTGTAGTGGTCTGAATATATTTTCTGATAAGCGAGGGCACGAAAAGGGGTTACATTTCCTAGGTCTTTTGTTGTTTTTTCGGGTATGTCTGTATAGGCTGTACCTGAACTATTTGAGTATTTTCCATATCCAAGGAGGTCTAACATACGGAATACACCATTTTTTTTAGGAAATCCGTGTATATCTTTATCTGCTTTAGCATTAATGAATTTAATAAAGTCTTGAATACTGAAGTTAGGGCAATTTTCAAGTACTTTATTTTTAAAAGAGTACATGTAAGAGGTTTTATAATCACTCATACCGGTAATAAATTGGTCAAATCCACTCCAAAGTTGCTTATAAGGCACGAAGAAGAATTCATATACACCACGCATAGATACGAAAGCGGCACTATTCATAGGTAGTGTGCGCATAAAATCACTAGCGTTAATTTCCACATGGTCGTGTGGCATAAGGTCTAACGATAAGACAGGGAGGAGAGCACCAGCGGGGGCGGTGAATAAATGTCTTTGAGATAAATCGAAAGCGTTGCGAGGTCTGTTCGCTTTGCTTGGTCTAATTAAAGGTACTTTTGAAAGTGACATAATTAATTGATTTTTAAATTATTATACATTATGTTATAGAATTAATCCATAACACGTTCATTATTTATAGTTGTATTATTTAGTTTTTTAGACTTATTACGTCTATCTAGTCTGTTTTTCTGTTCTTCCACATACTGTTCAAATACTTTTGTATTTCTAGCAGAATATTCTTCGCCATATTTTTTGTGGTCGAAACTTCCAAACTCATTGTAAGGCGTTACCCAATACTGAAAAGAGGTATTAAAGATGTAATTTATATAAGGTCTTAAACGTTCTTCTTTTGCATTTTCTGTATCGAAAGATAAGTTTACACCATGTGGTGTATATTTTTTTACCTTTGGTATTGCATGCTTAAGCAATGGGAATACTTCTAGTTCTGCGGGGTAATATCCTACTTCATCTATTAAATTATTAAACTTATTATAGAACTCACGTAATCTATCTTGTTCATATAGATATAAATACCTATCAAAGACAATAAGATAAGCACGAGTAAAACCACCGAGGTAAATATATCGAATAGGGTTAAGTTCTTGAGATAACTTATAAACATTTTTAGAACTATACCAATTCTGGTCTTTATCCATTTCAAGTCTATTATACTCCTCACTTTTGTAAGTAGCGCACCAATTACGGAAATAATCTGCACGATTTTTTCGAAGATAACGAGAGAGATTAACTCTATCAAAGCTAATATTATTTTTAATAGCATAATTTATAAGTTTTACGTTTATATATTCTTTCCACTCTGTGAGGTGTTTAGTATAGAAGTTATAAGTGTTATATTTTGTATCAGGAGATAACTCACCAAATCTGTAACACTTGCGGAACACGGAATATAATGAATCTTTGGATATTCGAAGATTAGCTTTTGTTTCAACTCCATTTTTTGTAAATATTGTTCGATTTTGTCTAATAATTCCTTGGTCGATAAGCGTGAATGTTTCTTCTCTGCTAGCTTTGAATTCACCGATAACAGGGTTTTTAGATTGAAGATGGAACGGCATTGAACAGCGTTCTTGTAGCATTTTTGGTAGACCCATATTGCCTGACACATATTCTGCAACATATTTCGCTGTATTTGGATTGCAGTATTTAATGTACTTCTCGGTACGCCAAGTATCCGCAAATGGCGTAAACGTATATTTATTAAATGTACCGGGTTCTTTTTCGAAAAGACCCCAGGACTCAACAATGAGATTTTTAATCTGAGTGCCGAGTTCTTTGGAATCAAAGAAGATAATACCATGGTAGTGTGGACGTTTGGTAACTGGTCCATACTCTGATGAGATGTAGTAGCGAATTTTTTTGTCATTGTCTGAAAGATTTAAATTATCGATTTTTTTGCGTAAACGTTTGAGAAAGTTCTGTATGTCCTTTTTGCAGACAACAGCGAATTGAACATCTTTTTTTGCTTTCTGCTCGTTTTTCTCTATTTCAGGAATTGTAGTATCATCATTATATCGATACTTATGGTCTAATCCTTTAGAATTATAGGGGGTAGAATCAAACATTTTTGAAGTTCTACCAATATGTTTAAACTGCGTTTTGCCTTTTTTGTCCTTGAACATTTCCATACGTGGAATAAACTCATTATTGTATGTTAGTGTAAAAAATACACTATATATATGTTGTTCGATTTCTTTACGAACTCTTTGAGATTGTGAACTAGCTTTCACGTTCATACAATATTCGCACTTCTTACAAGGTACTGATTCGTAAGAATTTGTATATTTGTTGAATATTATAGTAGGTTTCAAACAACCGAATAAATTTTCGGTTAATTGAAATTCTTTATCTGAAAGAGATTGTTTATCGGTTAAATTATTCAGCATAGAGTAAATGACATTTATCTGTTAGTTTTACTTCAAAGTGCTCAGGATGATTAGAACATATAAAGCTGGTAAAATGTCCTGAACCACTAAAATTAACCACACACCAACTACAATCACCACAAGTAAGAGTGTAATTACATATTTCATTGAAATTTTGCGACATATCAAAGTTCATGCCACAAATATAGGTTTTTTGTTCTGAACTGCAATATAATTAGTATTATGATAAATAGATATATTACAAAACAATATTCTGGTTGAATCTCTTCTCCTATCCATTTTAAAAGGTTATTCTTTGGTAAGCAAGAGTTATTCTCTTTTCTTACCAAAGTTATTGTCTATCTTGATAAAATATGTAACTACGAAAGTTATAATGCAAGTTATCAAAACAAAGATGAAGAAGTTTTGATATCCAAGTATGGATTGTAACTTGCCTGAAACCATTCCAGGTAACATCATAGATGCTGCCATAAATCCTGTACAAATGGCGTAATGACTTGTTTGGAACTGTCCTCTACAGAAATATAACATATATAATGTGTAGGCAGTAAAACCAAAGCCATAACCAAATTGTTCAATAAAAATAGATGTATTGATTAGCCACAAGGCATCTACTTGATAATAACTTAGATAGATATATACGGCATCTGGAACTGTTATAGCAAAGACCATAGGCCATAACCACTTCTTAATTCCATCTCTACTTACTAAATAACTGCCTATAATTCCACCGCCAAGCAAACCTATAACACCCACAGTTCCATATACTAAGCTGAATTCTTGAGGGGATAATCCTAAACCTCCTGCATGCTTAAAGTCTCTAAGAAATAAGATAGAAACCTTAGATAACAATGCTTCTGGAAATCTATATAACAGCAAGAATAATATTGTTGTGACGATATAAGGCTTTTTAAAGAAGCTAGAGATGGTTTCTATTAAGTCTTTCCCTATCCTTTTAATATCTTTTTGGTTGATATTTTTATCCTTATTTGGTGTAGGAAGTTGTTTAAGATGATAGAGATAAACTGCTATAAATAAAGCAGATACGATGTAAAAGATAATGCTCCACGAGAAACGGATTTGCCACCTGAATAGAACTTGCAGTGAACCTGCAAGGAATACGAGGAATCCTTTTCCGAAGATAGATGCTATTTTGTAGAAAGTATTGCGTATTCCGACGAATAAAGCTTGATCGTGTTCGCTCAAACCAAGCATATAGAAGCCATCTGCAGCAATGTCATGAGTGGCACTTGAGAAAGCGATTATCCAAAATAAGCATATCGTTGATTGCAACCAAAAGGTGGTTGGAATACTAAAAGCCATAGCTGCAAATGATGCACCAAGTAATAGTTCCATTGCAATAATCCACCATCTTTTTGTTTTAAACAGTTCAACAAAAGGACTCCAGAATGGTTTTAACACCCAAGGAAGATAGAACCAACTAGTGTAAAAGGCAATTAGTTCATTGCTAAGTCCTAACTGTTGGTACATTAGTACAGAAATTTCTGCAACTAATATA